CTGGGACCCCGGACGGGGTCCCCTTGATCATACGTCGTTGTTTGCGGAAATGTCGCAAACTCCGATGTGGTACAATTCTGATTCTGAGAATCCGATTGTGCCTGAATCCCTGAAACAGTATACAACTGGTATCAGGTATCTCTCTACGAAGCAAGTACCGTCGTGCTTGCTTCTTAGAACTCCCGGTTCTTCATCAGTGGTGAAGAATCGAGATATTCTTCTCAGGAGTGGATTCACCCTCCGAGAAGTAACCGGTAAGCCAGGGGAGGAACCCCGTGATCTTACCGTTCGCCGGTTGACTGAAGGTCTTCAGTCACCGGTGGGAACGCTGGCAGAAATCCTCGAGGAATCTGCCAGCCTTGCGGACATGGCTCATCAAAATGATGATGCCATGGTCGATTCTGATCATGAGTCAAGTGGCTCAGAATCAGAAAATATCCCGGAAATCCTTGAAGCAAGGATTCCTGGACAAAAGATACGATTCCGAAAGGACATTCGGTATCGTGTCAAGTACGATGACCCGTGGAAGATCCACGCTGGTTATCGTCTCGCCGATATCAGGGGGAAGCCCTCTGAGATCGTCGTCTGGTCCGGAGACGTCATCCGTCTCCAGGACCCCCTGCCAGCAAGGATCCTTGGTCCTAACTGGCAGGCTTCGCAGAAATCGAAAGTTCGATTTTCTGCGATTGCAGATCGCAATGTAAAATTACATGTGATCTACAATCACACTCATTGGGGCCATCGCCTCAAAGAGCTGTGCAACGACTCTAGTTCATTATATATGAACTGGAGTCGAAAACTGAGAACTCGATTAAATCGTTTTCTCAGTGGATCTACCGACCCGTCTATGCCAAGACCGGTGGTAGAACGCCTTTTTGAAAGCACAAGGTGCAACATTAAGGCTCGGTCTGACAGGCTCTTAGAGCTTCTCAAGACCGTCGACGGGATATTTTTGCAAAGATATCTTTGCTATCCCGAGGAAGTGTGGACATGGGAAAGATTCGACATGTTCACACTAGGGAATATCGCCACCTTGCTCGGTGACGAATTCCTTGACGGAGAAATGACCCAGGAGGCATTATCCGTCAAAACTTCCTATGCTCAGCTCAAGCAAGCAAGGAAGTGGTTCAAGGATGTTTCACACAGAAACAACCTCGAACACGCACTGGAGGATCTCTCTGAGATACCTCACTGGTGCCGCCAATTCGCGGGCGTCTGGAGACGCGCGAGTCGGCTGACCGGACCTCGCCGACTGTATGTTGTCGGGATCCTGTCTCAGACCAGAGGGTGCGGGACACCGCCCCCCCTTGTCTTGCTCCAGTCTAAGGTGAAGTTTTTAACCACCATTAGCCGGAGTCCCCCCCCAGATGACGCGACATCGCGTAGCATCCGGAGGGCAGCACTTGAGGAAGTTTTGAGTAAACTTCCCCAAGAGGCATTCACCGGGCTTGCGACAAAATCGCGAGTCACGGTGAGCACTTCCTCCTCCTGGGAAGCTACCAGGAGAGAGGGAGGGACGATAGAGGCTGCAAGAATGATCTTGCAGTCCCTACCGATCGGTGAACAAGTACCCGTCAGGGACTTGGACACCGGACGAATCGAAACCTACAAGAGTAGGGAAAATTTCGATTCGACAGGGGAGGTGGTATTCTGGCTATCGCTAGACCACGTCCTCAGAACACCATTGGTGCAGCTAAGATCTGCATATCTCACAATGGTGAAGGAGCCTGGTAAGGCAAGAACCGTTACCAAGGCACGCGCCGCTCTCAAGATCGTACTCGATGTTGTGAACGGAATCTGCTCATACCCCCTTAAAAAGGGAATTGAGTCGAGCCACTCGGGAATGGCACAAGCCAATCACGGGTGGAATTTCTTCACCAACCTATATGGGCCGTGGAGAAACTTGGTCTTCAATCCAGTATCTAGAGAGAAGATCAATAACGGACCCGACTCCTTCTTAGAAGAAATCGAGTACGCCCCCCTCTATGTAGGCTTTACAGACTACAGCGAGGCGACAGATAGAATCGAACACAAAGTGGCGAGGCTAGCTGGAGACGTTTGGATGACCAAATGCGGTATTCCAAAAGTCCTGCGCGGTATTGTACATGAAACATGTTACACTCCACGTAAGATATTCTTTGATGGAACAGGTCCATTAAAGAAGATCGGTAGTGAAATCAGTGGTGAAACCACTAGATTCATTACACTTCGGAAGGGAATCCTCATGGGGGATCCACTTACGAAGGTCGTCTTACACTTGTTAAACATAGTGTCAAGACGACTTGGGGCACTTACAACAGATAAATCTGTTGTTCATGCACTCCCAAACGGCGGCGAACCATTGGTAAGCCGTCTAAGGGCCTTTGTTCAAGCATAAAATATGCTTAACAAATGGCAACGTACCTGCAGCAAAAGTGCTGACAATTTACG